TAACAAAATATCAAAAAGCCTTGAAACAAAGGATAGATGATATTAGTGTAAGTGTAACTAGTGGTGGTATTTCCGATATGGAAGACTACCGAGCAAGAGTCGGTGAAATACAGGGTGTCACCTATGCTCTTGATGAATTGCAGGCCCTGCTAAAGAAGAGCAATTATGACGAAGACACTTCTAGTTCCTGACTATATTCTCCAGCAGCAGAGAGCAAAAAAAGAATCCGAAAAAGCTGCACAAGACATGTCCTTAAAAGAAAGAGTACCACAGCCAACAGGGTGGCGCATACTTGTTATGCCTTACACTGGTAACGATAAAACAGATGGCGGTGTGTATATTCCAGACCAAGTTCGAGAACGTGAAGCTCGAGCAACGGTTGTCGCGTATGTTATTAAAGTTGGGCCGTTAGCGTATCAAGACCAAGACAAGTTTGGTGGAGAGGCGTGGTGCAAGGAAGGAGACTGGGTCTGCATTGGCAGATACGCAGGTTCTCGTTTCAATATCACGGGTGGCGAGGTTCGTATTATAAATGATGACGAAGTTATCGCTACAATCGTAGATCCTGACGACATTAAAAGTTATAAATAGAGGACATGATGAGCAAAGAAAACGTAGCTGAACAGCAAGAATTAGAGTTTGAAACTGAAGTTGATGTGAAAGAGGAGACAGAAGAAACTCCTAAAGAAGCAGAGAAACCTGAAGTTGAAACTCAAGAAGAGACGACCGAAGCATCGAATGATGATGAGTTATCAGATTATTCTAAAAGTGTTCAAAGGCGAATAAAGAAGATAACTGATAAATACAGGCAAGAGGAAGCAAGAGCAAAGTCTGCTTTTGAGTATGCTGAAGAAGTAAACAAACAAAACGAGGCTCTAAAACAACGCTTAGATGCGTTAGACCAGTCTTATGTTGGTGAGTTTGGAACTAGAATAGACTCTCAAATACAAGCTGCAAAGACGGCTTATCAGAAAGCATATGATGAAGGTAATGCTGATGAGATGTTCGAGGCTCAAAAGAATTTGAGTAAGTTAGCTCTTGACCAAGCACAGTTAGAGCAATCTAAAAAACAAATGGAAGAGAGGGCAAAGAAAGCTGAAGAGGCTCCTAAGCAGCAAACTCCTCAACAACAAGCGCAACAACAAGCGCAACCAGACCCGAAGGCAGAAGCTTGGGCAGAAAAGAATGATTGGTTTGGCACAGACCAGCCTATGACATACGCAGCTTTTGGTGTTCACAGGCAATTGATAGAGGATGAGGGCTTTGATCCTCAATCCGATGAATACTATAAAGAGCTAGATAGAAGAATACGATCTGAGTTCCCACAGAAGTTTATGGACACTCAAAGATCCTCCAGCCCTAGAGTTGCTTCTGCTGATTCTTCTGCATCAAGAGCACCATCGAAGGGTAAAAGAAGGGTTAAATTAACACCTTCTCAAATTGCAATTGCAAAAAGATTAAATGTACCATTGGAAGAATACGCAAAGTATGTTAAGGATTAATTATGACAGATTCTAAAAGACAGCCACGCGAAGCTGCAACTCGCGCAAAGACCCAAAGACGTAAGCCTTGGGCACCTCCATCTAAACTGGAGGCTCCAGAAGCTCCCGCAGGCTTCAAACACCGCTGGATTAGAACATCCATTCGTGGGGAAGACGATTCTATGAACGTAGGTGCAAAATTACGGGAAGGATGGGAACCAGTTCGTGCTGATGAATATCCTGAATTGGAGGGCATATACCCTTCTATTGAGGATGGGAAACATGCAGGTACAATAGGTGTAGGTGGTTTGATGCTTGCACGGATCCCAGAGGAAACGGTTGAAGAAAGAACTGAATATTTTCGGGAGCAGACCCGCACACAAATGGATGCCGTGGACCAAAACTTGATGAGGGAGCAAGATTCCTCAATGCCTATTCACAAACCGGATAGGCGAAGTCGTGTAACTTTTGGTGGCAAAGATTAGCCACCTAATTTTAGGAGCTAAGATATGGCAAACGTAAATGTTGGGTTTGGTTTAAAACCAATCAGCATGCTCGGTGGCGCACCCGCTACTCAGGGCACTAACTCATATCACATTGCCAGTAATGCTTCTGCGATTTTTCAAGGTTCTCCAGTTATTGCAACAAACAGTGGCACAATTGCCGTGTCAAGTTCTGCTTCTGGTGACACGTTGAAATTCGTAGGTGTATTTGCAGGATGTGAATATGTATCATCATCAACAGGCAAAAAAGTCTTTTCAAATTTTTGGCCTGGATCAGGGGCAGACACAAACTTCGATATTCTCGGGTTTGTTCATGACAATCCTTTCCAGCGTTTTGTAGTTTGTTCAGACGCCTCACTCACTGATAAAGCGACAGCAATCACTACTATCTTTGAGGGTGCCGAATTTTCTGCTGAATCTAATAAAGGTGCAGCAGATGGAAGCACAACCACTGGCTTGTCAGCCGCACAACTGGATGTATCAACTGTAGATGCTTCAGATTTATCTCATCCTCTAAAGATTGTTGGTATTCTTGACGATCCAGATAATGAAGATTTTACTGCTGCTGGTATTCCTTTGATTGTGGTAATTAACAACCATGCGCTTCTAGCAGGTTCTGCTGAAGCAGTAGTAAGTTAAGGGAGAACTAGATTATGGCTATTTCTAGAGCACAACTCGCCAAAGAATTAGAGCCCGGTTTAAATGCTCTCTTTGGCTTAGAATACAACCGCTATGAAGGTCAGCATGCTGAAATCTTCGATACAGAAGCATCAGATCGTGCTTTTGAAGAAGAGGTAATGCTATCAGGTTTCGGTGCGGCCCCAGTGAAAAGTGAAGGTTCAGGTGTATCATTTGATGATGCGCAGGAAGCATACACTGCTCGTTATAATCACGAGACAGTTGCTATGGCCTTTTCGATTACTGAGGAAGCTGTCGAAGACAACTTGTATGATCGTCTGGCATCACGCTATACTCGTGCACTTGCACGCTCTATGGCACACTCAAAACAGGTTAAGGCTGCTTCAATATTGAACAATGCTTTCACTGCTGGGGCTTTTGCTGGTGGTGACGGTGTTGCTTTATGTGATGCATCTCACCCTTTGACAACTGGTGGTACGTTTAACAACGAGCCGTCAACTGCTGCCGACTTGAATGAAACTTCTCTTGAAGATGCTTTAATCAGTATCTCTGGATTTGTTGATGAGCGAGGACTTATTATTGCATTACGCGGTATGAAGTTAATCGTTCCCCGTCAGCTTCAGTTTGTTGCAGAGCGGTTGCTTGTTTCTAACCTTCGTGTTGGAACTTCAGACAATGATGTGAACGCACTAAAGTCTATGGGTATGTTACCAGACGGCTATGTCGTTAACGACTACCTAACAGACACGGATGCGTTTTTCTTAAAAACAGATGCTCCAAACGGCTTCAAGCATTTTGAGCGTCTAGCATTGTCTACTAACATGGATCCTGATTTCGACACAGGAAACATGAGGTTCAAGGCTCGTGAGCGTTACAGCTTCGGATTCTCTGATCCAAGATGTGTGTTCGGTTCACCGGGCGCATAAAAAAACATCTCTCCTGTAGATGTAACGGCAAGGTCTAGGTATTAACTAACCTTGCCGTTTTTTATTTTTTCAGTTATGGTATAGTTGTGGCTGAGAGAAAGTTAGGGGATTAGTCGGATGACTCCTCCTACAAACCCCTCTCACCACATAATAACCCTTGACAGCATTTTGCTGACATTAGCCAAGACAAGGAGATTACCATGGCTTCATCAACTTTCTCTGGTCCTATTAAGGCCGGAACTATCAAGAACACCACGGGCACAGACCTTGGAACCAATATTGCAAATGTTGGACAAGTCGTAATGGCTCAAACTTTTTCAGCAGACCTTTCTGGTGGCGCACTTGCCGCTCAAGTAACAGATGTTGTTATTCCTGCAAACTCACAAATTATTGACTGCGTAATTGATGTTATCACCGCAGCAAGTGGTGCAACTAACCTCAGTGTTGGTGACACAGTGGGTGGTGCAGCTACGATTCTAAATACTTTTGCCAGTGGAACAACCGCAGGCCGCAAGTACCCTACAACTGAAGCAGGTGGTGCTCTTTCTTGGCAAGATACTGGAACAGCGGATATTCGTTTGACTGTTACAGCCTCTGCCGCAACAAGTGCAGGACTGGTTCGCTTTACAATTTTGTATCAGCAAAATAATAACCTAGCTTAATAGGAGGCTACGATGGCTAGTTCAATTATTGCGAAGACAATTACTGGCACAGGTACGTTTAATGGCGGTAGAACTAGGTTAAAATCCTTTGTTGTGAGAAGCGCAGGCAGTGGTTCCCCTGCCGCAGTTTTTAGAAACGGCAGTGGTTCAGGAGCAACACTTTTGACCATGACTTTTTTAGCTTCAGACGATACTCAGGTTAGTATTCCTGACCATGGCATCGTCTTTCCAGACGGTTGTCATGTGACACTTACTGCAATAGACTCTATGACAGGGTTTTTTGGGTAGCGTTATGGCTCGGAAGCGAGATAAGCAACCGCCAAAAACAAAAAAATATTTCCGCTCCACCAAGTCTGGGGCGGGAATGACTAAGGCCGGGGTAGCTAAATACAGAAGAGACAACCCTGGTAGTAAACTCAAAACGGCCGTTACTGGTAAAGTAAAGAAGGGAAGTAAGGACGCTAAAAGACGCAAGTCTTTCTGCGCTCGTTCTGCTGGGCAAATGAAAAAGTTTCCTAAAGCAGCTAAAGATCCAAACAGCCGATTAAGGCAAGCTAGAAGAAGATGGAAGTGTTAATGACTGAGAAGGTAGAGGTAACTTTAGCTAGATTAGAAGAGAGGCTTACGCAGCTTCAAGATGAAGTGCGTCATGTTCATGAAGAGGTTTCTGAATTAAAGGCTCAAGCCAATAGATGGAAGGGTGCTTTCTGGGTAATGCTTGCCATGGGCGGTATCGTTGGTTCTATAGCTCATCTGGTAGTGGGATGGATTAGATAATGCTTATCAGAAGATCGAGTATACCAAAACAAATTAACAATCCTCCTAATAAGAAAAAGAAGAAAAGGAGAAAGTAGTTGTCTCATTATACAAAGCCTTTAAAGAAAGTTATAAAAGGTTTGAAAAAAGCATCTAAGCTTCATTCAAAACAAGCAAAGACTCTTTCAAAAATAGAAAGAGATCAACGAACTCGATACAAAAAAAAGAAGATAAAAGGCAGTAAGAGAGGCAAATAAAATGGCAGCAACTAGTAGACTGGTTTATTTTAAAAAAGGGGGTAAGGCTAGTGCAAAGAGCAAGGGATCAAAGATATGCCCAGAGGGTAAGGCGTGGGCTAAACGCACCTTTGACACATACCCGTCAGCGTATGCAAACTTGGCCGCATCAAAATACTGCAAAGACCCAAACTACGCAAAGAAGTCAAAAGGTGGCAAGCGAAAGGGCAGATAATGGGGGAGCTTAAAAAATGGTTAGACCAAGATTGGGTGAGGATTGGAACTGATGGCTCTATCAAAGGTTCGTGTGGAACTTCAAAAAATAAAAAGAGGCCTGACCGTTGTTTACCAAGAGCAAAAGCAAATAGTCTTAGTAAGGCTGAACGAGCTAAGACTGCTCGTAAAAAGAAACGTGAGGGCGGGAAAGGCAAAACTGTTGTCTCTAATACAAAAAAAGCAAAAGTAAGCACTAGAAACTCAGGTGGGTTAGAGACAAAACCAAAAAGACCCTTCAATGGTAGGTTAGATTCAGGGTCTGTTGTAGCTAGAGGCTGTGGTGCAGTTATGGAGAATAGAAGAAAAGTAACAACGGGGGCTGTTGGGTCTTAGGAGATTTTAATGGTCGATCCGATCAGTGCAATGGCGTTGGCCTCCGGTGCTTTTGCCACTTTAAAAAAAGGTGTGAGCATAGGCCGTGATGTGCATTCAATGGGCAAAAGTTTGTCTACTTGGATGTCAGCAGTATCTGATATTGATCGCGCTCACCATGAGGCTAAGAACCCTCCATTATTCAAGAAAATATTTAATGCTAAGAGTGTAGAGCAAGAAGCTGTAGAGTTATTTACTCAAAAAAAACAGCTTGAGAATCAAAGAGATGAACTTCGTAAATTAATTTCTGCTATGTGTGGCCCAAGCGCATGGCAAGAATTACTTCGTATGGAAGCAGACATACGAAAGCAAAGGAAAGAAACACTATATGCACAAAGAGAGGCTAGAAGGCACCTTGTAGAAGCTGTTAGTATTGGTTTTTTAGTGATTACAGTTGTTGGTTTTTTTATTTTTGTATTCTGGTTATTTGCTAATAGGGGTAGCTTCTAAATTATTGTTGTGATACGGTTAAACAAACACAGGAGATTTTTATGACTAAATTAAAACCAGTACCAGCAGACAACAAGGGTCTACCTAATCTTCCCAAGAATGTGAGAAACAATATGGGTTACATGAGAAAAGGTGGCGCAGTTAAGAAAAATTCTGGTGGGGTTTATATGAGTCCTAGAAAAAGAATGGCTGGAGCGTAAAGGAGAAACCAAATGGTGATGAAAAAGAAAAAAGGCATGGCTAATGGCGGTGCGATGAAAAAGAAAAAAGGCATGGCTCGAGGCGGTGCGATGAAGAAAGCAAGAGGCGGGGCAGCAAGAAGACGCTAGTTCCTTAAATGCCTTATTTGCAAAGCAACATCCCGTATTTTAAATGCTGGGTGAGAAGAGAATATACGCATAATCACTCTAATTATCATGGTGATTTTATACATGCTATGGCAATTGCTGTTACAACTATTCCTGACAGATGTTTAAGTTTTCAATTAATCTTCACAGGTTATGAAGCTGATGATGGAGAAACTGAAAACATTCATGGAGGGGCTATGTGGGCGAGAATGCCAATTACAGCACTTGTTGCAGACGTTCCTTTAGAAGAATGGCCTGAACAAATGCCGACACATTTAGCACAACCCTGGGATTGTAGCTCTCATTTTCACTCTGTTTATTGTCTTGATAGAGTTAGCTCTAGTCCTTGGTTGTGTAAGATAGATGGTGAGTTTTATACTGGAAAGTATATCTTCACTGTTGATTACACCGAAAATGAAATAGCAGACGACCCTGCACAACACAAACAAAGTCACTTATTACAACTAACAGATGCTGGTAAATGGACAGGAAATATCGTAGCCTTACCTAACAATAGGGTCAGAGCAACGAGCCCTGCTCTTTGGGAGACTGGTGAAGGTGCTCCTGATTTTAGACCAAGTCAATGGACACACAGTGCTGAAAGTGATAGTAGTTATATGGACCCAGATATTACGTTTAACAATTTATATTCGGAAGAGTAATCATGGCTACATCAGGATCTAGAGACTTTGACTTAGACGTTGCAGATATTATCGAGGAAGCCTACGAGCGTTGTGGTTTAGAATTACGAACTGGATATGATGCTAAAACTGCTAGAAGGTCACTGAATCTTATGTTCGCAGAATGGGCGAACAGAGGAATTAATCTTTGGACTGTTAAACAAGACACACAATCTTTAACCGCTGGAACTGCTACCTACGCCTTCAACGCCACTTTTACTGATTTATTAGAGGTAGTTCTTAGAAGAGATGGTACTGATTTTGATTTAAATAGAATATCCAGAGGCGAATATTTAAGTATACCAAATAAAACAACACAAGGCAGACCTAGTCAGTATTATTATAACAGGCAAACAATACCTGAAATAAACTTGTGGGCTACACCAGATAGTTCTTCTGATATTTTGGTCTATTATTACATTCAAAGAATTGAAGATGCAGACGCATTAGTTAACACTACTGACGCACCTTTTAGATTTCTGCCTTGTATAGTAGCTGGGCTTGCTTACTATTTAGCAATGAAAAAGGCTCCAGATAGAATACAACTTTTAAAAGCTGTTTATGAGGAAGAGTTTCAAAGAGCAGCCGATGAGGATGAAGATAGAGTTCCTTTAAAACTACAACCAAGTTTTGAATATCTCAGAGTAACGTAATGGGTAGATACGCATCTGGTAGAAATGCTTATGGAACTTCAGATAGATCTGGGTTTAGGTATCGGCTGGCAGAGATGCGAACTGAATGGAATGGGCTAAAGGTTGGTCCAGACGAGTATGAACCGAAGCATCCTCAACTAGAACCTGCTAACGTAGGCTCAGATCCTCAAGCACTCCGTAACCCAAGACCAGACCAATATGTAGATCTAATTACTCGAGTAATTGTTAGAACAAATGTTGGCGATGGTTTTATAGGAGGGGTACTGTCTAAATTAGATGCTCTTACTTTGAGTGTTGGAACCGTGGAAGTAACAACTGCTGCCACCTCGGCATCGACTTTCGATTCTACAAGTGTTACACTTGATTCAGCTACCAAAACTTTTGACGAGGGTTAAATGGCAAAGCAAACTGTAGGAATTGGTTCTAGTGCAAATGACGGTACAGGTGACACACTCCGTGCTGGTGCTGATAAGATAAATGATAATTTTACAGAGATATATAATGCATTAGGAAACAGTTCTAGTGTTCTGACAGATATCATAGATGCAAATGGTCTTTTTGACGTTAGCTCTGGTGCTAACAAAATTGTTTTCTATTATGCAAATCTAAGCGACCTACCTAGTGCTTCGACATATCATGGGGCAATAGCTCATGTTCATGCAACAGGGGGTTTATACTTTGCTCATGGTGGTGCTTGGCTTAGACTAAACGATGAGACAACAGGACCTGTCACTAAGTATGTAGCTGGAACAAATGGATCAAGCGCATATACTTTTACAGGGCCAGGAGCCACTTCTGGTGATAACCCTAACTTTACATTTTACAAAGGGCATACTTATCTTATAGATAACACGGCAAATGTAAGTAGTCATCCTTTACAAATAAGAACATCAAATGGTGGCTCTGCATTTACTACAGGTGTAACAGAAAACTTTAACTCTACCACGGGGTTAACACAATTTATTGTACCACATGAACCAAGCGATACTTCGTTAGTGTACCAATGCACTAATCACAGTAGTATGGTTGGAAATATAACGATAGTTTAGTACCATGAGTTATACTTACACAACATTAAAACAAGCAATTCAAGACTGGACAGAGAATGATGAAACTACTTTTGTCAATAATCTTGATGTCTTTATAAAAAACACTGAAGAAAAAATACTTAGGGGCATTAACTTAGATCTATTTAGAAAAAATGCATCTGGGTCAATGACATCTGGCAATCAGTTTTTAGCAGTGCCAACAGATTATCTTGCACCTTTTTCTTTGTCCGTTACAAACAGCAGTAACAAAGAGTTCTTACTTTTTAAGGATGTAAACTTTATTCAAGAATACAATCCTAATCCATCGACTACAGGCACTCCCAAATATTATGCTCTTTTCGATGTTACAAACTTTATTATAAGTCCCACACCGGATGCAAACTATTCAAGTGAACTTCATTATTACTACAGGCCTACTTCGATAACAGCTACGGGAGATGGAACTTCCTGGTTGGGTACAAACGCATCCAACGCAATGTTGTATGGAGCGTTAACTGAGGCATACATTTTTATGAAAGGTGAGGCAGATGTACTTCAATCATACCAAGCTAAATTTAATGAGGCGTTACTTTTATTGAAGAATTATGGCGACTTTACAGAGAACACTGATTATTATAGACAGAGCGTAAGAAGTGGTCAGCGAAGTTAAGGGGTTTTTATGTTTCAAGCAGAGATGAATGTTCCTGACGTAAATGTGTTTACGTCAAATGATGGGGGTCATACTAATGAGCAGTTAGTTGAACTTGCCTTGGATAAGCTACTTTATATATCTGATGATGCTCATCCAGCGATTAGAGAGCAAGCTAAAGCATTTAAGGAAAGAATAGCCATAGTTATGCTTCAGTATATTACATTGGCAAGAAGTGAAGAACGTGCTACTATCGTGCATATGCTAGATAAAAACGGTCATAATGATTTAGCAAAAATAATAAGGAGCTTATAATGGCAATTACTCAAGCTATGTGTACTTCTTTTAAAAAAGAATGTTTATTAGGTGTACATAGATTTGGAACAAATTCAGCGGATACGTTTAAACTGGCGTTGTATACATCTTCTGCTTCTCTTGGGGCAGGCACTACTGCATTTACTACTTCCAATCAGGTAAGTGCTAGTGGTACTTATTCTAGTGGAGGAGGTAGTTTAACGGGGGTTGCACCTACAACTTCTAGTACAACAGCGTTTACAGATTTTGATAACCTTAGTTTTACGAGTGCAACGATTACAGCAAGAGGAGCAATGATTTACAATTCTACTCCTAGTGCTAACGATGAGTCTGGAAGTTCGCTGACTAATCCTTCGTGTGTAATTTTAGACTTTAGTTCAGATAAAACATCTACATCTGGTACGTTTACAATTCAGTTTCCTACCGCTGACGCATCTAACGCAATCATCCGTATTGCTTAATAGGTGGTACTATGGCTCTTGTTTTAGGAGATCGTGTAAAAGAAACCACGACTACGACAGGAACAGGAACCTATAGTCTTGGCGGTGCTGAGAATAACTTTCAAGCGTTTTCTGTTATAGGCAACGGAAACACAACTTACTATTGTTGCCAAGACAGTTCCAACTTTGAAGTTGGAATAGGAACCTACACCGCTTCTGGCACCACATTAGCCCGAACTACTATATTACAGTCTAGTAATTCAGATAATGCTGTAAGTTGGAGTTCTGGTACAAAAACCATTTTTTGTGTATATCCGGCTGAAAAAGCCGTCTTTTTAGATGCAAGTAATAATCTAAACGCATTATCATCTGGTGCTGTAATTATGACCACATTAAATTCAGACACTCCTTCAACTACGACTTCAAGTGGTGACGCTGATTTTATTTTAATAGACGATGGTGGTACGATGAAAAAGATAACACCGTCAAATTTAGGCATTGGAGATGGTGCGTCTAAAGGTTTTGCTACCGCTATGGCGATAGCCTTGTAGGAGTAAAATATGGCACAGGACTTTGAAAGAAACATAGCAAGAAACATAGGGACTTCCGCAAGTACCTTGAGAACGGCTAACTCAGATGATGCAATCGTTGGTATAAACATTTCTAATGTTCATACATCACAAATATTGGTTGATGTATATGTGACTGCAAGTTCTGCCGATTATTATATTGTTAAAAATGCTCCCATACCAACAGGTTCTTCCCTTCAAGTTTTAGACGGAGGGGCTAAGATTGTTTTACAATCGGGAGATGCTCTGAAAATCGTGAGCAATACAGCAAGTAGTTGTGATGCTTGGGTTTCAGTAGTTGATGCAATTAGTACATAGGAAAGATCATGACTAACATTATAACATATTCTCAGCGTTACGATTCAGTTGGTGATACAGAAATAACTCAAAACATTGAGATAGTACAATTAACTGTAACTACCACCTCTGGTTCTCCTAGATTAACTTTTACAAGCGGAGATGGTGGGTTTACTATTTTAGATATTGATTTTGTGCCAGAAAACGAGTTTCGTATTTATGTTCCTGCTCCAGGACTAAGAGCCAGTAATCTTTGGATATCCAACATGACCAATGTAAAATCATGCACCATTTTTTATAACAACGTGGAGTAGGAGCTATAATGCCTTACATCGGTGGTCAACCAACAGCAAACTTTGTGGATATACCAGCCGTAGAGCGATTTAATGGCAATAACTCTACTACATCTTTTACATTATCTAGAACAGTAGGAAACGACCAAGATATTGTTGTTTCTGTTGATGGTGTTATTCAAGATACAAATAAATATAGCGTAAGTGGTACGACACTTAGCTTTAGCACTGCCCCCTCTACAGGCACAGGTAATATCTTTGTAAACTTTCTTGGTCTTAATATTGCCACAGTTACACCTCCAACAGCTAACAAGTCAGACTTTCTTGGCGGTGGTATGTTTCGTGTAAATGATAAGACAGTAGGTGCTGATGTAACGATAGGTGGTGCAGAAAATGCTAGTGCTACTGGCCCTATTACAGTTAACTCTAGTGTCACTCTCCAAGTAGAAGATGGCGGTACGTTGGTGATAATATGAGTACAATAAAAGTTACTACATTACAAACATCTGCTGGTGGTGCAGTTACCTTAACAAAACAAGAAGCTACGAAACAGTGGATTTCTTATGACGGTGTAAACAATGCAATTGAGGGTTCACTTAACGTAACCAGTGTCACAGATTTAGCTACAGGAGAATATAATGTAGTGTTAACAAGTGCTTTTAATTCTGCCCATGATAGATGCACATTTGCTACTGTTTTTAATACTATTGATGATGGGTCTACAGCTAATAGTAGTTCAGCTAGGGCTGGTACAAACGCTATTATAGGAACTTTTAACGATGGAACTATTACAGCTTTAGCAACAAACTCAATACAAGTTGGCACGGCATATGGTTCATCTGGTTCTAGTAATGGTAGCACTTCTGACAATAGTAAAGTGTGGCTTACTGCGATAGGGGATTTAGCATGAGTGAGATTAAAGTAGACAAAATCTCAGGCAAAACTTCTGTTAATGCTGTCACTGTAACAGGTGAGAATGGTAGTACGCAGACATCTTTGCAACAAGGTTTAGCAAAAGGATGGTGTAATTTTCAACAATCTTCAAGTCATACAATACGAGATAGTCTTAATATAAGCAGTCTTAATGATGATGGTTCTGGGTTAACAGATACAAATTATACTAGCAATTTTGCTAATGATGATTATGTTGCTGGGGGTCATTCAGGCAGACAATCATCTACTTCGGTAACTGCCTATTGGCTATTTCCTACTGCTGATGGAGGAACAATAGTTTATAGCACTTCATCAACAAGTTGGACAGGTGGTTACAGTAACGGTAGTAGTTCTGATTTAGGTCCATATGATATGGATTTAGCTCTTTGTACTATTCACGGAGAATTAGCATGAGCACCTTAAAAGTAGATAATCTCCTGTTGCAGAATAATAATGTAGGCACTGGAAGAATTTTAGAAACATTTAGTGGTTTTTGTAATGGTAGTTCTTTTCCTGTATTAAGCGGAACATATGCACTAGAAACTGTAACTGCTACTCAAAAGCTTACAGGCTCAACTGTTGTAGATATTACAGGGTCTACAATAAATTACGTTCCACCAGCAGGAACAAAAACTGTGCTTTATGAATTTTCTATGCAAGTTTCTTCCGTTGATAGTCATGGTATTGCTCATTTTAGCTCATTTATTGATAGTGTAGAAATTACTAATGCTAAAATTACTATTAGTGCGAATAATGTTCCGAACGCTTTTATAACACAAAGAATACCTATACGATGTAATGCTTCAACTGATAACATAGATGATGCTGAATTTTCCAGTTGGACTGCTTTAAAAGAAATTAAAATACGAGGAAGGTCTTACGGTAGTAGTAATGAAGCCGAAGTTCATGGAACGTATTATTGGAATGGGTCTGCAAGCAATCAATTTATTAAACCTAGATTACAAATTACAGCAATAGGATAAACGATGGATACACCACAATTTAAAGGCACACACTTATTTGACAGACTATGTTGGGCTAAAGAAAACCTAGATGGTGTGCAATCTGAGTATCGAGTCGTATATGAGGATAAGCTAGAAGAATGTGCAAAGATTCTTGTCCCTGATCCGAACTGGATGGCTTGTGCATTACAGGGTGGTATATTGCCACCTGTTTGGGTATACTGGGAATTAAAAAAGGACGAAGCTCAACCTGATTTTAAAAAGCATACTCGTGGGTATTTATTACATCAGACAGAGCCTATTGAGGCGATGACAGAAGAAGAGGCAATAGAATACTTAATTCAGAAGGATGTGCCAGAGCATGTTTGGAAGACTTGGGATGAGGGCAACCGCCCGAAGATGGTTATCTGCAAGAAAGAGCAGTTGCCAAAAACAAGAGAGTGGAGAAACGCATGGCGTATCTCTGAAGAACTAGCCGCATAAAGGAGATTTAGATGGCTGTGACAACATATATAGTAGATAAGGACGGCAATCAAGCTAATGCCGCTAGTGTTACTAAGCCGTCTGATCGTCATTTTCGTGGTGCTTGGACACTTGAAGGTAATGTAATATCAGAAGACTTAGCCACCGCAAAAACTATTTTTAAAGATAAGATAAGGGAAGTTCGTGCGCCTTTGTTAGAAGCAGAAGATGTTGCGTATATGAAAGCATTAGAAGCTGACGATGCAACAGCAAAAGCAGCCTCTGTTACAAAGAAAACAAATCTTCGTAATGCACCTGCTGCAAGCGCAATAACAAATGCAACAAGCATAGCTGAACTAAAAGCTGCATGGGATACAAGTTTATTAGGAACAAGTCCTTACGCATAGGAACAAAGTATGACACTTACACAAGTTAGACCAGCAGGAATTGCTCCTTCAAGTGGGAGGACTTTGGAGACACTTGCAGCCTTGTGCGATGGTCAAAGTTACACCGTATCAAGTGGCTCATATACCACCACAAATGTTACGGCAGTACAGAATGGCACAACGTCTTATGTGGATATTTCAGGAAGCTCAATAGATTATACCCCACCAACGGGAGCGACTTGTGTGATATATGAATTTTCTTATCTAGTAGCTCATGTTGATCAACACGGCATACTACATTATAGATTCTATATAGACAGTGACGAAGTTGTTGATGCTAGAGTGACGGAATCAGGTGGGTATGAAGGAACACAAGTTAATTTTAATTGGGTAATTCCTATAGGTGGTACAGCTAACACAGATACTGGAAGACAAGCTTCTTGGTCTTCTGCCAAAACATTGAAATTACAATTTAGAGAATATGGAAGTAGTAACGAGGTAAAATTACATCAGACATATTGGTTTGATGGAGCTACTAGTTCCCAGTTTCATAGACCCCAAATAAAAATTACAGCTTTAGGATAAACGTATGCCATACATAGGAAAATCCCCAACTAACGGTGTAAGAACACGATTTTTATATACAGCTAGTGCAAATCAAACTGCTTTTTCTGGTAGCGATAGTGCGTCCAATGTTCTCACATACTCTGATGGTATGTTCTTGGATGTATATAAAAATGGTGTTTTGCTTAAACCTACTACAGATTATGCGGCAACTAACGGCACAACAGTTACTTTGGTAACAGGTGCATCAGCGAATGACGTACTTGAGATGATTGCTTATGACGTTTTTAGTGTTGCAGAAACCTATACTAAAACAGAGTCTGACACTCGATATCCGTTTAAAGGAAATAACAGTATTATACGTCTGAATGGTCAGACAATTAGTAACGACCTTACAATAGACAGCGATGAGAATGGTATGTCTGCTGGACCAATTACACAAAGCGCAACTGTTACTGTTAATGGCTACTGGAGTATTGTATGACCAGTGTATTAAATGTAGATACGATTGCAGCAAAAGATGGCACTAGTCCTGTTGCGTTGACTAAGCAACTAGCTCCAAAAGCTGTTTTTGGTATGAATTTAAGTTCTACTACTTATGCTGGTGTAGCTCAAAATTCGTTACCTAGCAATACTTTAAACATAGCGAGTGGCACAGATGCTGGAAACGGCCTAGCTAGAGGAAACTATACTACTAGTATGGCTGGGTTGGAGAATGTTTACCCAGATGGTTTTATAGCAGCAAACAATACACAAAATGTAGATATTGGTGTTACAACTACCGCTTTGTTAGCCACGCAACAGCATGATGCAGATTCAAGCAGTGATATAAACAGTTATGGATTTACTCTAGTTTTTGGGGATCTCGCGTAATGGCTAGTATTTTAAAAGTAGACAGCATAGGGAAAACATCAGGAGCTACTCAAGATACTATGTCTGGTATGGCAAAAGTATTTTCCTCCAATAAAACTTTATCTGGGTCTGACCCTACATGGCTTCCAGATGTAGACAGCTTTAATGTAAGCTCTACTACAGACACACAAACAGGTTACGCAATAATAAATATAACAAACGGATTTAATAACACCGCTTTTTCATCTACAGGAAGTTCTGCTGGGTTTTCTGTAAATGATTTAATGACAACTAGATATGAATCCACAACATCTACAGCAGACGATATACGAATATATGACGGTTCATATAGAGACGCTTCTTTTAGTTATGTGGCATTTGGAGACTTAGCGTAATGGCAAGTGAGCTTAGAGTAAATACACTAAAGGATGCCAGTGGTAATAACTCTATAGCTACCTCTTTTGTGGCAAATGGCAGTGCTAAAGTTTGGACAAATGGAGATGGTTCAGGAACAGTTGCTATTACCGATAGCTTAAATACAGCAAGTATGACTGACGAAGGAACGGGTGATTATACATATAATTTTACAAGTAATATGGGAAACACAACATACATAGTTCAAGGAATTGCAACAGAAACTGATAAAGCACAGCCTAGAGTTGTTGGTTGCGGAACAAGCGCAGATACAGGGTATGCAACTGGTTCACATGGGGTTATTTGTATAAGGATAGATAATCAAAATGCAGATGATATGGATGTTGTGAACTCTTCTGTTTTTGGAGACTTAGCATAGGAGGTTAAAGATGGCGTTGCCTTTTTCAGCGTTTTCAGAACGTCCTTTTGCTGATGCTGACCAAGTAACCACTCCTGCTTCTGGCACTTGGGGTGGAGATGCATGGGGTGATGGTGGCTGGGGCGGTGCAATCGGTGTTACTGTCTCTGTTACAGGTGTTGCGGCCACTTCGGCTGTTGGCAACGAAACGGTAACTGGCGCAAGCTCTACGACTTTAACAGGTATCGCAGCAACGGGCGGTGTTGGCTCTGTTACTGTACTAGGGGCAGGTATCGCAGGTGTATCTGGTACAGGGGCTACTCTAAATGTTGGCGATGAAACCGTAACGGGTTCAGCAAATGTATCTGTGACGGGGCTTTCCGGCACAGGGGCAGTTGGTAATGAAACCGCTTCAACTTCAGTATCTATCGCAGTCTCAGGATTATCTGCTACAGGTTCAGTTGGTAATGAAACCGTTACTGGCACAGCATCTGTTTCACCTACAGGGGCATCTGCTACAGGTTCAGTTGGTAATGAAACCGTTACTGCAAGCTCAACTTTGAGTGTTACAGGATTATCTGCCACAGGCTCAGTTGGTAACGAAACAGTGGCAGCAGGAGCATCTGCATCTGCAACAGGATTATCTGCCACAGGCTCAGTGGGCGATCTGACTGTATCTCTCGAAACCCCCGTATCCGTTACAGGGGTGTCTGCTACAGGAGCGGTTAGCTCTGTTACCGTTGATACAAGTTTAGACAGTAATGTTGTAGTCAGCGGTGTTGCTGCGACAGCTAATTTAGGAAGCGTCACTGTTTCTGTCACTGCAAATGTTTCTGTCTCTCTTACAGGGGTGTCTGCCACTACAGGTCTTGGGGATGAAACCGTAAGTGGAAGTTCAACACTTACTACCACAGGTGAGCAAGCTGTTGGTCGAACAGGGGACATGAGCATAAGTGGAGCCGCTGTTACAGGGGTATCTGGGGAAGCTTCTACTCTAAGTGTGGGTGACGAAACCGTTGTCGGTACGGCTAACATATCTCCAACAGGGGTAGAAGGAACAGGGGCGGTTGGCTCTGTTGTTATTGAATCAAAGTATGATGTAACTGGTGTGGAGGCAACTGGTGAAGTAGGTGACGAGACTGTTACAGGATCAGCCACTATAGCCCTTACAGGTGAAGAAGCTACAGGAGCGGTTGGTGACGAGACTGTTACAGCGGGGGCAACTGTAGATCTCACAGGGCTAGAGGCAACTGGGGCTGTGGGCGATGAAACCGTTACTGGAGATGCTTCTCTCACGGCCACAGGTGAAGAAGCTACAGGAGCGGTTGGTGACGAAACCGTAGCAATAAGCGTTACGGCTGTACTTTCAAGTGTTCCAGGGCTTACATCTGCCGTAGGAGATGAAACTGTAAGCGCAGGTGCAAATATTGATGTAGCAGGTGAAGAAGCCACCACTGCTATAGGGGATGAGACTGTTACAGGGGATTGTTCTGTAACATTGACAGGT